CCCACAATGACCCGATGCCCGCAGCCCTGTAGGTAATCAATCCAATCTTTTTGTTCCGGTCTTAACACACCTCCTTTTTGGCGTTTCATCTCAATCCACAAACCCCACGACGGCACAAACAAGTCAGGAACCCCGGCGCTAACGCCTTCGGTTTTGAGCCTTGCCGCCACGCTAATGCTGCGCTTTTCCCCGTTTGGGATAGCGAAGATGCGAACGTCTGGATACGTCTGGCGAAACCATCGCACCAGTTCGCGTTGTTCTTCGTGTTCAGTTGGTACGCTCATTTCCTTTTCTGGTTGTGGTTATTTTTACAGAATGATGATCGGCTTTTAATGTTTGAATCCCGCCAAAACTTTCAGCAAGATGATCTGCAATTAGCTCGTGAAACCCATCCTGATACCAGTGGTCAATATGTTTAAGCAACTCCTCAACTGCAATAATTTGCTTTGTTTCTATCTTTAATTCATACAAAATTCTAATTTTGTTCACAGGGCATTTGCAATAGAAAGAAGTTTCGTAAATGTTCATAATAAAGTCTTTTGAGTTGGTTTTACTTTCCATTGCAAGGTTGGCGGGTTGGTTGCATCTATTCTTTTTGCCATACAACCAGCGCATTGCACATAACCAGAATGGTTGACTGCAACATTGGTAGAGTCTGCGCTTGCTAACGGCCATGGGCCTTCAGATTGTCCCAACATCCTCATGCCGTGAACCCAAGGCACAGACCCAAAAGTAATGGCAAGTTGGTTGAACGCCTCGTCCATTCTGGCGGTCCATTTCTGCGTTCCGATCTGCCAATACTCACCAGCTGACCCAAAACAGACGCGACCCCATTGGTCGCAAAGTTCAAGAAGGTAATCAATCGAAAGACCAAGATGCCAGACGGGGATCCCAAACTCTTTGCGAAACGGCCAAGATGCCACCATCTCGCGCTGCTGCTCAACCGTACCGTCAATGACATCCGGCACAACGCCCCAATTTGGATGACGCAAGATTGGCTCAACCCATTTGTAAAACCCATCGCGGTCAAACTGCAAACCACGAGTCTTGGCGCTAAACGCCCCGTTGTCTAACATCAACGATTGTCCCAACCGAAGGCAACGCTCCAACTGGTCTGGTCTGGCGTAACTGACGCAAAAATGCTTGCCTCCCATCGTTTCAATAGCTCGGTTGGGGGTAATAGGCGTTCCATGATAATGAATCATCACCACTTCCTGCTCACAACCCTAAAGAATTTTCCATCGCGCTTGTACTCAATGGATACTGGGGGAAACCCTTGGTTCATCTGCGCCACAACATAATCAACCGCGTCTGACTCGGCGACTTCGTTGATCTGATTTAGTACTGTTTGGGCTTTGTTAGCGATGTAATACAGCGTACCCAACGCCTTCTCACCGGCAAAACCAGAATGCAGTATTGGCAGGTATTCGGTGATGGGCGTATCACTCAAGCCACCGTAGTAGGTGATTGACACCATTAGCTTGCCGCTGGCCTGACTAACGTGCCGCCGCCAAGACCAGTCGGTGACCGCCATCTCGGTCCCGCTGTCGCCCATAATGTCGTCATACTGTAGCCTTAGTTTCTTAGGCTCAACAGCGGGGAAATCCGTTCCGCAAGCGGGGCATACGCGCACCGCCAGCGCACAGATCTCGTTGCAGTTGTCGCATACCTTGACCGGGGCAGTACCGTCGCCAGAACCGCCTTTCTTTGGTGGTTGCACGTTGGTGATCGGGCCATGCGTTGCAACCACCTTGGCAAAGTCCAGCACCAAGCAATGATCGGTGTGGCTTTTAGGACGCATCCCTCGACCGGCCATCTGAATGTACAACCCAGGGGACATCGTTGGCCGCAGCATTGCAATCAGGTCAATGTCTGGATAGTCAAACCCTGTGGTCAGCACGTTGGCGTTGGTCAACGCCTTGATCTTTCCGGTCTTGAACTCCTCAATAATCTTCTCGCGTTCTTTCTTGGGCGTTTCGCCGGTCACACACTTGGACGGCACACCCCAATAGTTTAGGATCTCGCAGACGTTCTGGGCGTGGGATACGCCGGTACAAAAGAACAACCAATGCTGCCGATCTTCTGCCAACGCAATCACCTCGCTGACCACGCGCACGTTTTGGTCTTTGGTGTTGACCGCCTTCTGTAGCTCGCCTTCAACAAACTCACCACCACGCTTGGCAACGCCAGTGGTATCTAACGCCGTTGACGTTAGCTTGGAGCGCAGCGGAGCAAGGTGCTTTTTGAAGATCAACTCTTCAATCGTTACTGGTTCAATTAGTGCGTTGAAGATTGCCGGCTCATCGGTGATCATGCCGTGGCCTAGCCGGTACGGCGTAGCAGTCAGGCCAATGACACGCAGGTTTGGGTTGATGCGATGTAGCTGGCGCAGCAGATCACGATAGCCGCCCGTGTCCTTATGGTTTACTAGGTGGCATTCGTCAATGATCACCAGATCAACGTGGTCAATCTGCGCCGCCTTGTCCCGCACAGACTGAATGCCAGCAAACGTGATCGGCTGGTGTAACTCACGCCGCCCTATGCCCGCGCTATAAATACCAAGCGGGGCGTCCGGCCAATGTACGTACATCTTCTCGGCGTTTTGCTCAATCAGTTCTTTAACGTGGGTCAACATCAAGATGCGAGTCTCAGGCCACTTGGTCAGCGCGTCTTCGCAGATAGCGGCAACGATGTGGCTCTTGCCTGAGCCTGTGGGCAACACCAAACAAGGGTTTCCCAAGTAGCCGGCAAGAAACCAGTTGTACAAGTCGGTAATGGCCCGCTGCTGGTAGTCACGAAGGATCATCCAACTACCCGCGCATCAAACATCTTCCGAAACTCAATCATCCTTTCGTCAGACTCAGCACAGGCTTGCGCGTTGGCAACCAGTTCCTTAGACCCGTACACACTATCACTTGGCTCACCGTTAACCACTTCCTTGCCTTTGATGACGTAGATCGTCTGCCACTCGTCACCGGCCTCCTTGCGCTGCCACGGGACCATATCAGGGTGCAAAACATGGGCGTTGCAACCCTCACGCTGCCATTCCACCGGAATCTCGTTACCAGCATGGCGCTCACAGATCCACTTGGAATCCTCGGTCGCAGTGCTATGGGCGCAGGTGCGGCAGTTGACCTCTTTGGTCAGGCGGTCGCCGTGGCAGAACTCATGCGCCGCACACCACTTGCATTGATACCAGCTGGGGTCTGCGCTTAAAGGCTCAGGCATCCGGTCAGACAATGCAATCCGCTTACCACGGGCTATTGCGTTTTCGGCAACGCCTTTGTCGTACTCCACCCGCTCGGTATAAATTCTGTCGTCATCTTTGCAGACAGCCACATACAACGCCCTGTCAATACCAGTGCCGTGCATATAAGACTGCATTTGCACAAAGTGATCAAACTTTGCACGCTCCACACCCTTGTCTTCAACTTGTTCAAACGATTTTTTGTTGTGTGTCTTGTACTCACAAACGTGTTTCTTCTGTGGCGCTCCCGGCACTCCAGATAGTGCGATGTCATCTATGCTCCCGCTGATGTGACAACCAAAGTCAACACGCTCTTGCGCCGTCCCTGGCTTGAACTCAATGCCTATGGCTTGGAGATCATCCTTGATCGTGGCTTCTTCGTTCTGGCCGCGACGAAACATCCGTAACACGCGACCTTCAAACTTGGATGCCACGGCCCATCGGAACGACAGCCATAACCAACGGTCGCAAGCGTGACCCAACTGACTTGCGCCAAGATGCGCTCTAGGCTTCTCAGGTTTGCTTGCGTGGTATTGGTCTACAAGTTCTGGGATGCTATACTGAGCGTCAGGTATTTTCATTTCGTGCTCTCTCCTTGGTATCGATTTGCCCCGGCACTCCACCGGGGCATTTTTTTGCCTGTTACTTCTTAGCCCACGGTGGCGCTGCCTTCACACCAGAAGCCGGCACCGATGGTGCAGCCTTAGGTGCAGGTGCAGCACCGCCAGACAACGACTTAAACCCCTTAACCTCGTTGCTGTTGCCGTACTGCTCAGAGATCCGAATATCCAACTTGATCAACAAGTTGCCGCCGATCATCTGATCCGTATCTTTTAAGCTGGTCAGGCCAATCGCTCGCATGATCTCGCCAAGCTGCTGGCGTCCGATCTCTTCGGCCTTCGGGTTTGGGTTGCGTACATTCAAGTTGCCAAACACAACACGCCCCTGATGCGTTGGGCCTTGGATGTCATAGCGAATCTTGATGTACTTTCCGTTGCCCATCTTCGTTGGCATCACTTCTGCGTTGGAGATTGTTGCGGTGTACCAGCCAGCGGGCAGGGGTTCAAAGTTGCGCTCCGACTGAGGTAGCGAGGCAACGTCAAAGGTTTCGTCTAAAAGCATTTCACTTCCTTGTGATGGTGAACGATGG